TGAACTCAGAGTATTTTTTCTCTTAAATGTGGACATTCTAGGTTCAACACAAACATAAACACACACACGAAAGGAAATTATGGCAGGAAAATATTCAGTCACCCCAAAAGGGGAGTTTCGTTGGCCTCATATAATGGTGGCTGATACAACATATAAAGCAGAAGGTCAGTACCATATTAAAGTACTGCTGAATGGTACCGAAGCTGAAGATATGCAGAAAACTGTTGATACCGCACACTCTGAATGGAAGAAGAAGTGTCAACAGAAGTCAGCAAAGAAGTGGCAAGAGTACCTTCCATACAAAGTTTCACTTGATGATGATGGTATGGAGGAAGGAACAGAGTTCCACTTCAAATTAAAAGCGTCTGGTACAAATGGTCGTACTGGACAGACATTCACACAAAGACCTGTGGTTGTCGGGCCGAAAAACGAGCCGATACCTTCTACTGTAAAAGTGGGTAATGGTAGTATAGGCCGTGTAGCTTATGAGATTGCACCTTACGAACATGGTACATCACTCGGTGTACAACTAAGGTTACGTATGGTTCAAGTTCTGAAGCTAGTTGAATACGTTGCGAGTGGTAACGCAGACGATGTATTCGATGTAGAAGATGAGTATGAGATCATCGTTGAAGAAGGTAACAACGAGACTGAAGAAGGCCAAGCCTTTGAAGAAGAGGAAAAATCTGGTGACTTTTAGATCTGGTCTTGAGCAACGGATAGCGGACAACTTAACAAAACGAAAATGTAAGTTTGAGTATGAGCCAATGTCCGTTGCTTACTTTGTCACACATAATTATAAACCTGACTTTGTGTTACCTAATGGAGTTATAGTTGAAGCAAAAGGTTACTTTAGGTATAAAGAACAGAGGATGCACAGGTCTATCAAAGAACAACACCCGGAACTAGATATACGATTTGTGTTTTCAAATGTAAACAGTCGTGTTCAAGGTTCTAGATTAACATGTGCAAACTGGTGTAATAAATATAACTTCCTGTATTCGGAAGAGATTATACCTCATGAATGGACTAAGGATGTCAAGAAGAAAAGAAACTAACTACATAGTAATCCACTCCACTCATACAAAACCTAATACAGACATAAGTATTAGAGATGTTGATGAGTGGCATCGTAAAAGAGGTTTATTAAAAGTTGGTTATCATTTCTTTATAAAACGTGCTGGTTTAATTGAGGTAGGTCGTAATCCAAATGAGATTGGAGCACATACCAAAGAGTATGATATAAATTCCATCAGTATTTGTTTGGCTGGAGGATTAAATACCAGAGGTATAGTTGCACCAGACTATGCAAAGGAACAGATTGAGTCTCTGTTTGTTTTAATAAGGACTCTTAAGTATATGTATTCAAACGCGAAAGTTGTAGGTCACAGAGACCTGAGTGAAACAGAGTGCCCATCATTTGATGTGAAGGGGTGGTGGAATATAAACTCAGAGAACTTTGGCTTACTTAAATATAAATATAAAGATTTATAAAGGGGAACATGAAACAGGAAGATAAACAACCAGATCCAGATGAGATAACAGAGAACTATTCATTTGGCTATCAATCAAGCACGGGATTAACTGCATCATTTGAATCGCATACAATACAAAGTGTATTAAGTAATTTTCTTACTTTTTTACAAACACTAGGTTTTTCTTATGTTGGTAAGATAACATTGGAAAGTAAAGATGGTACAAAGACATGGACTACCTAGACACACATGAAGATAGTGAGTTTATACAACATGAACCATGTCCTGAATGTGGATCACGAGACAACTTAGCACGATATGATGATGGACATGCTTTCTGTTTTGGTTGTAATTACAGAGAGAAAGCAGGTGGTGAACAGAAAATAGTAATAAAGAAAGGGGATAAACACATGGGTTTTGTTGAAGGTGAGGTGACGAATCTAAGTGCACGAGGTATTTCTTTGGAAACGTGTAGGAAGTGGGATTACTGTGTAGGTGAGGTTGCAGGACAACCAGTACAGGTAGCAAACTATAAAGATGCAAGTGGACAGAGAGTAGCACAGAAGATTAGGTTTCGTAACAAAGACTTCCACACCAGAGGTGATATAAAGGAAGCTGGTTTATACGGTCAGCACTTATGGTCAGGAAAAGGTAAGAAGGCCATAGTTTGTGAAGGTGAAATTGATGCATTATCCGTTTCTCAGTCTCAAGGTAATAAATGGCCTGTCTACTCCATTCCAAATGGTTCAGCAGGAGCTTCAAAAGCTATCCGTAAGAGCATAGAACTACTCAATGGATACGAAGAGGTCATCTTTTGTTTTGATAGTGATGATGCAGGTATTAAAGCATCCAGAGAGTGTGCTCAAGTTTTACCACCGGGTAAAGCTAAGATAGCAAAGCTACCTTTAAAGGACGCTAATGAAATGTTAGTTAAAGGTAGAGTAAGAGAGTTGATTGACTGTATCTGGCAAGCTAAAGTTTATAGACCAGATGGTATAGTGAATGGAAAAGATTTGTGGGACATAGTAAATGCAGAAGACTCTATGTCATCTTGTGAGTATCCATATGAAGGTATAAACAAGAAGACTCTTGGTATGCGAAGGGGGGAGATAGTCACGATCACAGCAGGTGCAGGTATAGGAAAGTCACAGGTCTGTAGAGAAATGGCAAATCACATGTTGAACCAAGAGGAAACAATAGGATACATTGCACTAGAGGAATCTAACAAGAGGACAGGACTAGGATTCATGGGACTCTACCTAAACAGACCATTACATTTAGGTAATGTTGAGGTTGAGGAGAACGACTTCAAGGAAGCCTTCGATCATACCTTAAACACTGGTAGAATCTACATGTATGACCATTGGGGTTCACTAGAAGGAGACAATCTTCTGAATAAGATACGGTACATGGTGACAGCATGTGGGTGTAGCTTTATAATACTGGATCACATATCTATTGTGGTATCAGGTATTGAAGAGGGTGATGAGAGGAGAACTATTGATAACCTGATGACTAAGCTACGAGGTTTAGTTGAAGAGGTGAATTGCGGGTTGGTGCTAGTGTCGCACCTAAAGAGACCTCAAGGTAACAAGGGTCATGAGGATGGAGCACAAACAAGTATGGCTCAACTTAGAGGTTCAGCTTCCATAGGCCAACTATCTGATATAGTGATTGGGTGTGAGAGAGATCAGCAAGGTGAAGACCCGGATCGGACTACAGTTAGAGTGTTGAAGAATAGATGGACAGGAGAGACAGGTATAGCTTGTGAACTAGACTATAACCATAAAACAGGTAGGTTATCTGAGGTACCAGTAGATGAGATACCGTTCGATGAGGAGGAAGTAGATGAGAGTTGGTCTGGTGATAGCACGAGGTTCTGATGGAATTGTTTGAAACACTACACACAGATAGTTGCTCAATATGTGGACAGAACTCACAATTTATGGATGATGGTGTTACTGGTATGTTTGGTAACATTCCAGTTACGTTCTGTCAATTATGTTTAGACTCAATGATTGCAATGGTGCAAGATTTAAGTGGGGGAGAAGATGAAGACATGTGTATTTGATATAGAAACCGATGGACTACTAGAGGAGTTTACTAGAGTACATTGTTTAGTAATCTATGATATAGAAGAAGATAGGCTATGGTCTTTTGTAGGTGAAGAAATAATAGACGGACTATTTTTGCTGAAAAATTTTGACACGATTATAGGACACAACATTTTAGGGTTTGACCTTCTTGCTCTGAAATCGTTTTTCAAATGGGAACCAGAACCAACACAAAAGATAAGAGACACATTGGTATGGTCTAGGTTAGTGTACCCAGACAGAGCAAAGAGAGACTTCAACAACCAAGCCATTGATAAAGACCAGTATGGTAGACACTCACTTAAGTCGTGGGGTCAGAGGTTGAACTTTGATAAAGGAGAGTTCACAGACTTTGAAGAGTTCAGTCTTGAGATGGTGGAGTACTGTGAGAATGATGTTCAACTTAACTATAAACTGTACTGTAAGTTACTTGAAGCAAAGTTTCCAGAGGATTCAATACAACTGGAGCATGACATACACACTATCTGCTTACGACAAACTGAAAACGGATTTCCTTTTGATGTTGAGGGGGCATCCAAGTTATACGCACAACTAGCAGAGAAGAGAGACAAGCTACAAGGTGAGTTGAGGAAAGTCTTTGGTTCTTGGATTGTTGATGAGGGTTCAAGAAAGAATGGTACTTATAACAAGGTTAAGATTGTTGACTTCAATCCTAACTCACGGAAACATATAGCTAAAAGATTAACAGAGTTAAGAGGTTGGAAGCCTAAAGAATTTACACCAACCAATGAGCCAAAGGTAGATGAGAATATACTATCTAAGCTACCCTATCCAGAAGCAAAGCTAATGGCGGAGGCATTCGGTGTGAATAAATTAATAGCTCAATTATCAGAGGGTAAACATGCTTGGTTACATCATGAAAAGAATGGCAAGATTCACGGATCAGTTAATACAATGGGTTCAATCTCTAGTAGATGCTCTCACTCCCATCCTAATATCGGTCAGGTACCTAGTGTCAAAACACCATACGGGACAGAGTGTAGGAAATTATTCTATGCTCCACAAGGCTTCAGTCTACTTGGATGCGACATTAGTTCTCTTGAAATTAGGGTTGTGTCTCACTATCTTGCTTCTTTTGATGGTGGTCGTTATGCTAAGACTGTGGTTAGTGGTGATATTCACGAAGCTAACCGAAAAGCTGCTGACCTTCCTAGTAGAGATCAAGCTAAAACTTTTATTTATGGTTTATTGTATGGTGCCGGAGAGGCTAAGTTGGGGCAGATTGTGGGAAAAGATAAAGGAGAAGGTAGGAAACTGAAGAATAGATTCTTTAG